TGATCTTGACGCTGAAGAAGGCGATGATGATATGGGCGGTGAAGAAGATTTAGAAGACCGTGTAGTTGACCTAGAAGATAAACTAGACCAGTTAATGGCTGAGTTTGAAGAAATCATGGGTGGCGATGAAGGTGGTGAAGAAGAATTCGGTGACGAAGAAGAAGGTGCCGAAGATATGATGGAAGATGACACTACCCCTGAAGAAGAAGGCATCGAGGAAGATGACGCTGTTATGGAAGCCGTTTCATTGAAGCAAGTCGGTGGTCAAACATACGACAAGTTTGGTAAAATGGGCGACAATGGTCAGAATTCTAAGTCTACTGTAGCGTTTAATAGTGGTGCTAAGGGTATGGCAAGCAAGCCAGTCGCAATGGGTCATGGTGCAGAATCTGTTCCAACAAGCCCAAAAGGTCCTAGCAATGCATACAGCAAAGGTGAGACACAAGTAAAGGGTGCAGGTTCATTTAAGAATGCTCCAGCACAAGCAGGTCAAGACTTAGAGAAGGCTCCTAAGCCAGTTACATCACAAGCAAGTGGTGTTAACACAAAGAGCGTTGTCGAGTCTAAAAAGACCGTTAAAAAGATTGTCAAGTAAGGAAATCTGAGAGCAATGGCTTTGTATCTCAAAGAGCATCTAACTTTCGACCGCGCCAATATGGTGGTCGAAAGTGAAGGTGATGGCGACAAGAAGAACCTTTATATGAAAGGTATCTTCATTCAGGGTGGGGTAAAGAACGCTAATGAGCGTGTTTACCCTGTTTCTGAAATTGAATCCGCTGTAAAAACTCTAAACGAACAAATAACAGAAGGCTATTCAGTCCTTGGTGAAGTAGATCACCCAGATGATTTGAAGATTAATTTAGACCGCGTATCACATATGATTACTCAAATGTGGATGGATGGTCCTAATGGTTTTGGAAAATTAAAAATATTACCTACTCCAATGGGTCAGTTAGTAACTACCATGTTGCAGAGTGGGGTCAAACTAGGTGTTTCAAGTCGCGGTAGCGGAAACGTGAGTGATTTGGATGGCCGTGTTAGTGACTTTGAAATAGTCACAGTAGATATTGTCGCACAACCTAGCGCACCAAACGCTTATCCAAAAGCAATTTATGAAGGCATGATGAATATGCGTCATGGTCATAAATTAATGGATATTGCTAAGGAAGCAAGAGGCGACAAAAAAGTAGAGAAGTTCTTGCGTGAGGAAGTAATGCGCCTCATCAAGGATCTTAAAATTAAATAAGGGGAACAAGCATGTTTGATGCTATCAAGCCATTACTTGAAAGTGGTCTTATTAATGAGGATGTTGGGCAACAGTTAAATGAAGCCTGGCAAGCCAAATTAAATGAAGCCCGCGAACAAGTTCGTGCAGAATTACGTGAAGAATTCGCACAGCGTTATGAACATGACCGAATTGTGATGGTTGAAGCCCTTGATAAGATGGTAACAGAAAGCCTTCAATCTGAAATTGAAGAATTTCAGGCTGAAAAGCAATCAATGAATGAAGACCGCGTTAAAGCACAACAAAAACTGCGTGAGAATGCAGTAAAATTCAATGATTTTATGGTAACAAAGTTAGCAGAAGAAATCAAAGAATTGCGTAGTGATAGACAAATTGCAAAAGAAAGCCAACAGAAGTTAGAACAATTCGTTGTTCATGCTCTTGCACGTGAAATTAAAGAATTCGCACAAGACAAAAAGGCTGTTGTTGAAGCAAAGGTCAAATTGGTTGCAGAAGGTCGCAAGCAACTTGAAGCACTAAAGACACGATTTGTGACTGAGAGTGCTAAGAGAATGAATGCTGCTGTGACATCTCAATTAAAGGGTGAATTAACTCAACTCAAGGAAGACATAAAAGTTGCACGTGAAAACAACTTTGGTCGCCGCATTTTTGAAAGTTTCGCAAGTGAATTCAGCGTAACTCATTTAAATGAGAAATCTGAAACTCGCAAACTATTGGCTCAACTAGAAGAAAAGAATCAACAACTAGAAGAATCTAAGAAAATGGTTGACGATACCAAGAAGTTGGTTGAAACAAAGGATCGTGAAGTTCGAATTATTAAAGAGTCTAACCTTCGTGAGAAGACAATGACCGAATTGCTATCTACTCTAAACGAGGAGAAAGCAACAGTAATGAAGAACTTACTAGAAAGCGTACAGACACCGCGTCTACAAGCCGCTTTCGATAAGTATCTACCAGCAGTTCTAAACACTGGTGCTGAGAAAAAGTCTACAAAGACTGTAATCAGTGAAAGCGTACAAGAGGTTACTGGAGATAAACAAACTGCCAAACAAGAAGTTGAGACAGAAGATAACAGCAATGTTATCGAACTCAAGCGCCTGGCAGGGCTTTAATTATAAAAGACATATAGGAGAAAATAAAAAATGTCCAAAGTTCTATTAGAAAGTCGTTGGGACGAGACCAAGGGAGCCCTACTAGAAGGCTTAAAAGGCACTCGCCGCTCAACAATGGGTGTTATTTTAGAAAACACTCGCAAACAGTTACTTGCTGAAAGTTCAGCAGGAACAACAACTGCAGGTAATATCGCAACATTAAACCGCGTTATTCTTCCAGTTATCCGTCGTGTAATGCCAACAGTTATCGCTAACGAGTTGGTTGGTGTTCAGCCAATGACCGGCCCAGTTGGTCAGATTCACACACTACGTGTTCGTTATGCTCAGTCATTAACAGACACATCAGCAGCTGCAACATCTGTTACAGCAGGTGAAGAAGCACTAAGCCCATTCAAGATTGCACAGGCTTATTCTCGCACACCATACGCAACCAGCACATCTTCTAGTTATACTGCTAACGATACAGCAGCACTTGAAGGTAATGGTGGTAAGCAAATTTCTGTTCAGATTCTACGTCAAGCAGTTGAAGCCAAGTCACGTAAGTTACAGGCTCGCTGGACATTCGAAGCCGCGCAAGATGCACAATCACAGCACGGTATTGATGTTGAAGCAGAAATTATGGCTGCATTAGCACAAGAAATTACTGCTGAAATTGACCAAGAAATTCTATTGTCATTGCGTACTCTAGCATCTACAGAGTTCACATACAATCAGGCAACAGTTTCTGGTACAGCAACTTATGTTGGTGACGAACACGCTGCTCTAGCAGTTCTAATCAATCGTGTTGCTAACTTGATTGCACAGCGCACACGCCGTGGCGCAGGTAACTGGGCAGTTGTATCTAGTGCTGCATTGACTGTTCTACAGTCTGCAACAACTTCTGCATTTGCACGTACAACAGAAGGTACATTCGAAGCACCTACAAACACTAAGTTTGTTGGTACATTGAACGGTGCAATGAGAGTTTTCGTTGACTCTTATGCTCCAGACACAACCCCTGTTCTAGTTGGTTATAAGGGTTCTAGCGAGACAGACGCAGCTGCGTTCTATTGCCCATATATTCCTCTAATGAGTTCTGGTGTTGTTCTAGATCCATCAACATTCGAACCAGTCGTATCGTTCATGACACGTTATGGCTACATCGAATTAACAAACACAGCATCATCATTCGGTAATGCTGCTGACTATGTTGGTGAAATCGCAGTTCAAAACCTAACATTCCAATAATCAAATCTTCTTTCGGGATGGGAAGGCAATTAAGCGCACTTTATGTGCGCTTTTTTGTGGCTAAATAAATTATGATTGAAATACTTTACACCCTCATAGCAACACACATCACTATCATATGTGTAACATTATTCTTACATCGTGGTCAAGCACATAAAGGAATACAATTTCACCCAATAATAAGTCACTTTATGCGTTTTTGGTTGTGGTTAACAACTGGCATGGTAACGAAAGAGTGGGTAGCAATACATCGCAAACATCATAGATACTGCGAACAACAAGGAGATCCACACAGTCCACATGTCTATGGTATATTGAAAGTATTATTTGGAGGAGCATTTTTATATGCAAGTGCGGCAAAAGATAATGAAATGGTTAATGCTTACGGCGTTGGCACTCCTGATGATTGGATTGAGCGTAAGTTATACACACCTTACAATGGACTTGGCATCTTTATATTACTTGTGTTGAATGTGTTATTGTTTGGGTGGTATGGATTTTTAATATGGGGTATACAAATGGTATGGATACCATTTTGGGCTGCAGGCGTTATAAATGGTATAGGACATTGGATAGGATATCGAAATGGAGAAACTAAAGACAAATCTAGAAATATATTTCCACTCGGCGTGCTTATTGGTGGCGAGTGTTTACATAATAACCATCATCTTGACCCTGCTAACCCCAAGTTGAGCAGGCGTTGGTTTGAGTTTGATGCAGGATGGATGTATTTGAATATACTACGATTTTTTAGATTAGCAAAACTTAGAGTCTAAAATCTGTATCAACTGTAATATCTAAAATAGATTTTTTCTTTTCTTTAGATTTTTTACGGAATAATCTATTACAGTTAGCACACAATGTTTTCAAATTAGATTTTTCTTTATTACTTTTGTTTCCGTCTTTGTATACTATATCTAATTGACATTTATCTTCTGGTATAAATCCACATTTTTCACATTTATTTTTCTTATGCAATAAGAATCCAACCTTTGGATCATATGCAGCCTTTGCACAACTACTACAATATTTGTGCCATTTCTTAAATCCATGCTTACTGATGCCATTTGGCTTGGCCAATGATACATTACAATGTTCACATAATGGTCTTGAAGGTTGTCGGGTTAACATAAAAAGATATCCATAGTAACTTTTTCTTTGGTTTATTTAGCCCAAATTAGATAAATATATTATAATAATCAGGAATTCAACATGGCGGCAGAGACCTTCAATTCATTAGGTGGCTATTCGATTGGCATACCGGCAAACACGGTAATTGATGCCAATGGAAATGTATACGCAAGCAACTACTATTATTCTAATGGTGCCCCATTTACAGGTACAGGTGTAGCAGGTTCTAATACTCAAGTACAATTTAATAATAACGGTAATCTTGGTGCAAGTTCTGCACTCACTTTTAATAGTGCCACTAGTACATTAACAGCAACAAAAATCAATATATCTCAGTTAGCAAATTTAGGAGATATTGGTAATATTACAATTTTAGGTGGTAACAATGGTTACTTCCTACAAACTGACGGAGTAGGCAATTTAACTTGGGCTGCTGGCGGCAATGGCGGTGGTAATGGAAGTCCCGGTGGTGCTAACACACAAGTACAGTTTAATGACGCTGGTAGTTTTGGTGGTGATGCAGGATTTACTTATAACAAGTCTACTAATACCTTGAATGTCGAAAATATTGCAGCAGGTGATAGTGCAGGGGACACGGTTAATATTATTGGTAATGTAAATGTAACGGGAAACATTGCACTTTCTGTAGATTTAGTTTCTAATGGTAATATTACTGCTGACTATTTTATAGGTAATGGGTCATTATTAACCGGTATAACAACTGATATTGCAAATTATGTTGCACAACCAAACCAAGCAAATATTACATCGCTAGGTAATTTGCAGTTTTTAAACATCGACGGTGATACTACTAGTTTAGGAAATATTTCTACTTCCGGTAATATAATTGCCGGTAATATTAATCTATCATCTAACGTTTCTACAGGTAATGTAACAGTCACAAATAAAATTACAGTTGGATCAAACTTAACTGTAAATTCTAGTGGAACATTAAGAGTTGTAGGTACCATCAATACCGCAGGTAGCCCCAATATTAATTTAGGCACATTGTCTAATATACATATTGGCGGTGGCGTTAACGGGTATGTGTTGACCACCGATGGCACTGGTAATTTAAGTTGGTCTTCTGGTGGTGGTGGCGGAAACGGAACCCCTGGTGGATCCAATACTCAAATTCAGTATAACAGTTCAGGCAGTTTTGGTGGTAGTGCATACTTCACATTTAATGATTATACCAATACTGTGCAAGTTGGTGGCAATCTAATTGCTAACTCAGTACAAATGGGCGCAGGGGCATACAAGTGGTCTACTAGTTTTGTTTACTTTGCCACAACAAACTCATCTAGCCCTGCACAAGTATTATATTCTATACCAGTAACAGATGCATCTGGTGTTGAGTTTGAAATTATTGCGACAGAACCTGCAGGCCCAAGCAGACAGTTTTGTAAAATAAACTCTATGTACTATAATGGTACAGTTCAATTTAATGAATATGCAAGTTTATTTGTAAATGGAGGCGTTGGAAACTTTGAAGTAGATTACAACGCAGGTAATATTATTGTTCAACCGTCAATTGAATTGAAAGTTACCCCAAGTTCAGCGAACCCTATAACATATAAAATGTTGATTACGGTCTTCGCCCCTTAATGGATTTTGATAAATATAAGTAATAGGATAAAAAAATGGCACTTAAACCCTTAAACTCAGTAGCAGGTTTCTCAGTAGGTGAAACACCGTCTAATGTCATCTTAGGCAACGGTGATATCACTACTAATAACTTTACTACAACAGGTGTAGCGAATCTTAATAACATTAGCAATGTTAAAATAGCCGGCGGCAGTAACGCTCAGGTTATCCAAACGGACGGCACAGGCAATCTTAGTTTTGTAACCATCGACACATGGAGAATTCAAAACGGTAACAGTAATGTTCAAGTATTGGCCAATAGCAATGTTACTGTTTCTGTTTCAGGCAATGCGAATATTGCAACATTTACGAGTACTGGATTTGAAGTTGCAGGGTATATTAATGCAGGAAACATTTCTGCAAATGGTAATTTAAGTGCTAATAATTATTTGGTAACTCCTGCTGCTACAGATTTAATTGTCGCACCCGGTACACAATTTACAAGAATGTATTCCAATGTTAACCCGTATACAGATGCGGGTTATAGTTTAGGTAATGCGCTAGCAAGATGGAATAATGTATTCTCAAACACTGCTAATGTTACCGGTAATATTACAGCTGGCGGAGTTAAGACAGATAACTTATATTATGCCAACGGCAATCCATGGGATTTACAACAGCCAGGTGGTACTAATACACAAATTCAGTTTAATGATAGTGATCAGTTTGGCGGTAGCGCAAACTTTACTTTTGATAAAACTACTAATCAATTAACCGTTTATGGTAATGGACAGTTTAATAATGCTAATTTAGGTAACTTAGCAACAGCAAACTTTATAAATGTTGCAAGCAATATTGTATCTAATAATTTAAGTATCAATTTAGAATTGGCAGGTAATACTGCAAACTTTAGTGGAAATGTTATATTACCTAACTTAACAGTTAACGCAACATTAAATGGTAATGTTGCTAACTTTACTGGCAACTTAACATCATTAAATGCTAATTTAGGAAACTTAGCAACTGCAAATTATATAAATGTTGCTAACGATTTAAATGTTACGGGTAACATTACCGCCGGTAATATTATCGGTGATTTGGCAAATGGAAATAGTAATGTAAAAGTTTATAGTAACTCAAACGTTGAAATCAGTATAGGTGGTGTAGCAAATATAGCAACATTCACCGGAAATAGTTTACAAGTAGTAGGTAATATTCAATCTACTTCAGGTAACTTGATTGCTAACGGTAATGTTGTTGCTAATGGCACATTCAATGGTGCTAATGCTAATGTTACAGGTGAAGGTTTATTTGGTAGTGTTAAAACATCAAATATTATTGCACCAACAGGCAACTTAACAATAAGCGCAGCCGGCAGCAACGAAAACATTATTCTTGTACCAACGGGCACTGGCGCAGTTGATGTAAGTTTAAAGAATATTATTCAACTTGCTGATCCTGTAAACCCAAGAGATGCGGCAACAAAAGAATATGTTGATAATACTGCCCAAGGCTTAACAGTTCATGCGGCTGTAAGAGTTACAAGTACAACGAATTTGAATGCAACTTATGCAAACGGTGGTTCTACCTTAACAACTATTGCAATTGCCGGTGGTAAAACAATTCAATTTAGTGCGGCGCATGGATTAAGTGTTGGTGATGAAATTTCTTGGACAAATTCATTTAATGGATTAACAAACAATAATCCTTACTTTGTTTATAGCACACCAGGTGCTGATACTATTACAGTTAAAGATGGATATTTCGGTGCTGAAGTTACTACACTTACAAACGGTACTGGATTATCACAAGCATCACGTGCAAACTCAGGAGTTGGTGCAACATTGACCAATGCTGGAGCAAATGCGGCAATTAGCATTGACGGGGTAACATTATCTGCTACAAACCGTGTTCTTGTACAAGGACAAACTAATCAGTTTGAGAATGGTATCTATACCGTAACAACAGTAGGTAACGGTTCAACCGCATGGGTACTAACGAGAGCAACTGATGAAGATACATATAGCCCAACATCAACTACTGCATTGGGTTACGGAGATTACTTCTTTGTGCAGAATGGTAGTAGTTATGCAGGTTCAAGTTATGTTGTAACTACTCCTATCGGTGAAATATTATTTGGTTATACAAATATTGCGTTTAGTCAGTTTAGCGCAGCCGGCTCATATAGTGCAGGTAATGGTATTGCAATTACTGGTACAACAATTAGTGCAAATATTGATGGAGTGACTACAGATATTGTCGGTGGTAATATCGTTGTTAAATCTAGTGCCAACTTGACAACTCCAAATGTTGGCGACGCTACATTCCAAAGTTTAACATGGAACAATAGTGGTAATGGTAATGTTACAGCAAATAACTTAAGTATCGGTAATATTGCTAATATTAGTGGCAACTTAACTGTTGCCGGAAATGTACAAGTAACATATGATATTGATAGCAATGCTAATATCTACAGCAGTAATAGTGATGTAACTAACTTCTTAACAGTTGGCGCAAACATTACTGGTAACAACATTACATCAAACAATTTAATTACTACAGTTACTGCTAACGTTTCGGGTAATTTATATGTAACTGATACTGCTAATGTTGGCAATTTAAGAACTGATAATCTATTATATGCTAACGGAGCACCCTGGGATTTACAACAGCCTGCAGGATCAAACACATATATTCAATACAATAATGCTAACAGTTTTGGCGCAAGTGCAAACTTTACATTTAATGAAGCAACGAATGTATTGAATTTGACAGGTGATGCCAATATTAGTAACGCAGTAGTATTAGGTAACACAACAACTACATGGGCAACTGTTACAACAACTGCAATTACTGCTAATCAAACTATTGCAAGTTTTTCTGTTACAGGAATTACAGGTATAGAATATCTTGTTAAAGGTATAGACGCTAACGGAAAATATAGCGTAGCGACTGTGCAAGCGGTGACAGACGGAACATCAGTTGACTATAGTGTGTTTGGTACTGTTGCATTAGGTGGAACAACAGGTTCATTGGCAGTTAATGTTGTTGGTGGTTTTGTAAGATTACAAGTAACACCATCAAGTAGCAATTCAACTGTTTGGACAACACAATATAGATTAATTTAAGATATGGCATTAAAACCGCTTA